ACGAAGACAAAAAAGACACTTATTAAATTATCAAATAGTTTTTTTCAAGGGTTCATCGTATCATTTGTATATAAATTTTGGAGTCAGATGTATTCGACCCATCTATATAACCCCGTATTTTTTATCATATGTGAGACAGTCAGGCCTTTGTTGTAAAATTGCAGTATTGACTCTATCTGTTGAATATCTAACCCTGTAATGTCAGACCCAAACATTCTTTGAGCCAATCTTATTACTTGCCCTGCTAATGCCATTTTACTGTTCAATCTAAAAGTCTTCTTTTTCTCCATGCAGGTATTGATTGACCATGTGATTCTAAAACCTTTCTTTCCTTTTTTAAACATGTAGTTAAATGTCAATTCTTTTTCTATCGACTCATAAGTGTGACCAAAAAGCTGAGTGTTTCCAGTGGCAACTGCAATCCAGCTGATTATACCAATGTAAACCCCAAATAAATTTTCCAATTCATTTATTGTTGGGGGGTTGAATTCCTCTCTCATCCAGGCTGTAGTCGGAATTATAGACTCTCCCAACAAACTGAGTATAGAGATAAGGTATGAGAGACCACTCTTCTTTAGTCTATGATGAAGCCAACTTCTGCTAATAGAAACTGAATACCCGTAATGCATTCCGACAATACCGAGCAAGGTGCTAAGATCTGTAGTTATATCAGATTGTAACTCTTTAGGCACTCCGATAAATAGATCATCCTTATGCAGTTTTCTTCCTCTTGTCAACTCTTTGTCAAAATTGGAAAAGCAATATGATTGTTTTGCAAACTCAATGACCTCATCCACTCTGAGGAATTTTAAATGTTTTGGTTTATCTAGCAATTTTGAAAAGACAACATACACCTCCGATGTAAAACTAGATGACAAAGACGTTTGGCATATGGTAGTCTCAAAGAAATATGATCCGACAAGGTTAATTATGTTCTGTTTTGTATTTATGAGTCGACCTAAATAAGTTTTGAAGATCAGTGTCCCTCCGCGGCAAAGCAATTTAATTCCTTCCCTCATTATCAGTGCTTCAATCTTGGACATCACACCCAAATCATTAACCTCCATATCAAATATCATCAGATCTGGCTTCCAATCTTGAGTTTTAGATAAATGTTCAAAATATTGCCAGGTCGATAATCTGCTCAGATCACTGCTGTACTTCCAAACATCTGTGTAATTGATACAAGCACTCTTGCAAGAACCAATCTCTGTTATAGCTGAAGGAGGTGATGGATGAGATCCTTTGAAGTCAATTCCTTCCATGACTAATAAGCTGTTGAATACTACTTTGCCTAATGGATTTGACCTACACAGATAAGCGCTGATCCCACCGCTCCCATCACCCCCTACTAATGCATGATTCCAATCTATTCCAAATGCTTGCAGTATTGTCCTTACTTTGTAATGTGCACCAGTTGCCATTTGGAATGTGCGAAGCCCTGCAATGAGAGGGTGCTGACGTCGAGGAACAAAGAAAGAGGGCTCAAATTCCTCATCTGGTCCAAAATTCACAACCAAGCTAGATATTGAACCTGTATATTCTTTCCCCCATGACAGATTTTTGTCAACATCTTCAATCGCTACAATTTCTTTTGATGCATGTCTGACTTCTTGTTCACAAACAAAAACTCTTGATTGAATCTGCTCTATTAAGTCTGGGCTCCAAATATTTGCCTTCATGTTGATATAGAGTTCTTGCAAGCTCCTAAGTTTATCTTTGAATGTCTTCTCGTCTCGCATGTTCATGATGAGACGGTCTGCTAAGTGGCCAATCAAGAAAGATCCGACTATGTCATGTGATTCTGTGTCAGCAAAAATCCACAGTTGATGCTGTTCCTCGGATTTGGGGTTCAAGGCATTATTCAATTTAAATTTGAAATAAGATCTAATTACAGACCCCAGATCCATGTTGTTTAAGGGATATGAACTAGGAGGTTTGTGGGGATGTGATTCAACTTCTTTAATGATAGATCCTGATCTCACTAATGCCAAAAAACCAGAAGTTTCTGACAATCTTTCAATGTTATAATAAATAGATCCCCAAAGAGCAACCTTCGGTTTTTTCCCTTCAAGTAAATTTCTTCTGTGTATGAGTTGTAAGGAACAACTTTTCCTTATTCCCCTGTATATACCATCAAGGAATGATCGACCAATTAACTTGTTTGCTAACCCTATAGGGAAAAGTGAGCTGTCACTCACATGTTTTGAATGGCTGAGTAACATATCAGAAAAGATAAAGCCCATAATCTGACCTATTAGAAAGCATTTTTCAGTTTGCTTCACTGAATCCCAATTCCCTTTAGTCATATTGATCGATACTTTAGATTCCCCCCAATTTGTTGTTCCCGGTCTCCATGCTGCTACAACATTACTCTTATTTGGGAAGTGATATTCCCACTCTGAATCAATCCATATATCTTGGATTTCTCTAATACAATGATTACACTTCAAGTGGAAATGACATATAATGGAGGATGAAGACGTCGGAATCACAGCACTGGTAGTGACTTGACTATGGATTAGCAATGATTGAAACATAAAATCATAATTTTTATCATTCAGAGTTGACAAGGTATCTGTGGTACAGATCATCCATGAAAAGCAGGAGGGTGATGTGGCACTAAACCCTCCGTTACTGACCCGAGAGCAGCTCCATCGATGTAGAGCTGATCCTGTTCTTTTGAATCCTTTAATCAATCCCGCCCAGTTTTCCCCTGTTAAGGATTCAATATTATTTAGGATAGAATTAGCCAACTTTGTATCTGGTTCTATGAACCATGATATAGCTTTCCTTAGTTTTGCCGCCCTTTTGACCAGGGGGATATTCGTTTCTTTTTCCCATGGTTGAATTAGGGATGTAGTTTCAGAGGTTCTAGATCCTAAGTAAGGAGGAAATGGCCCTCTTTTCTCTTTTGATCCTGCTAAACCATAAGGGACCATGACAGTTACGTATCCAGGGTTGCTAGTGGAACTTAAACATTCTGGACAGTAATTTGAGAAAGATTTAGGGGTAGCTAATATCTCAATTGGATGTGGGACAGTCGTTCCAAATACTTTTTCTCCCCATGATGTCAATCTTAATTCATCCGCCCAACCGGAGGAACAGTCCCAAATTTCTTTGTGATCGTTACCTATATGCTTCAACAGAGAACTCATTCCTATTATCTCTGATTTGATGATGATCTGATCTATTTCTTGATGGTACAATTTTCTGTAAGAATTTCGGATTGTCTTAGAGTTTTGGAAAAGACCTAAGATAGAATTGGTGATTCCATAATAGGTTGCAGAACATAATTCACTAGTAAATCGGGGGAATAACGGCTTTATAGACATTATCCAGCTCATCAAAGATTGCTCTTCCTCAAGTAAGTATTCAATTGCACTCCTTATAATAATATTGTTAATGTTGTTGACATTAAGGAGTAAATTCTTCCTTACTTCATTCTTAAGCATATTAACCGAGGATATTCCTCTTTTAATATTCAATCCATTCGGATCCTCCAGCAACTTACTCAGGTGTTTGATCTCGAACTGTTCAAGCTGAGGATGACCTACTGATGCAGCTAATGATTTGAATAATGGGTCTACAGTGTTTTCGTAAACAAGCTTCCAAAATGAGAGTGATTCAGTTATGGGATCTGGAAAGTCTCGAATTAAAAATCTAGTTAGGCTAGTCCCTCCTATTCCGCCTAATCCGGGGTCTAAATACAACAAGCCAGCTCTGAACCTTCTATCGGTCAATTTCTGTGGATGCTTGACTAAATCTGCCGGCTTGTCCCTCAACGCAGGATTCCAGTGAAGTATGATCGTCACAACGATGTTCCCGAATAAGTTGTGCAATCTCATTGCATTCAATGGTGAGTTTGAGAAGTGAGATACAGTCAAAGCATTGGTGCTCACAGTTGCCAATGTGTTGCCAATGCTGGGTAATTGGTCATTCGTTGTACAGTTGACTCTGGACCATCTCTTTGGGTCCAATCCCTTGATGACTCCTCTAAAAATAGGCGTCTTCCCATAACTCAAGAAATCGGCTGACACCATTGTTTCATCCTCGTTGATTATTAAACCTAACTTGTTTGCACCTTCCCTGATGGCATTCATAATGATCCTATTATTCTGGACAATTTTATTTAACTCTCGAATAAGCTCATCTTCATTGTAAGTAAAGTTTATAGAGTAAAAAGAACTAATAACTTGATTGTCTCCTTGTGCCAAAATTTTGAGCTTTGTGTTCCGGATTTTTGCTTCACGCTCAATCACCAATAAATTAAGTCCGGACCATCCCTTTTGTCTAAGGCCTTCTAATCCTCCTTTTTGACCTTCCCAGCATACCATATGCTCTGTTCTATTAATGAGAGAATCTCCTTGAACCATCATCAAATCTGGTCTATTGGCATAATAGATCAAGCTTTTCTCAAAGAATTCATGTGTACGCAGGAACAGATTGGGTAAACCAAAACATTGTCCCATGACTTTAAACACATGGCAATTTGAAGCATATCTTTGATGATTATTCCATTTTTCATAATCAAAATGATTGGCAATTGAGATCAAGTTGTAATTGTCTAAACCTTGACCACTAGAACTGCTTAGTAATTTTTTAAGGACCTCTTGCATATCATCAGCCATAGTCAGGCCTTGAAACAGGGGAATGAAGAACTGTTTGATCATATACTCTGTACATACGAAATATTCTCTGAGTTCCCATGTCATTAAAGAAAAAAACCTTCCAACTAACTTTACTTCTCTTTCTTTTGCTTTGAGTCCAATAGCGAGACAATCCCTGGGCAAACCTTCGTCATTTATTCTTTGGAGGAATTCAGCCCAGTTTGTTGCTTCTCTATTAAGCAGAGTGGATAATACTCTTCTTGTGGGAATAGGTTTGTTTGGATTGTGATGAACATGGCTGATAATTTCACTCCTCGACATGCTGTGGGACTTATCTGAATATATTAGAGATGGATCCAGGAAGTCTGGAATATCATAAATTTTGATGATTGGGAGTTTATGCCAATTATCCCCGAATTGGTCAATGACAAATTGATTGGGCCATAGATTGTCCTTAATGTGTTTGTACAAGGGATGTTTTGGATCCATATCATCTAATGATACCCCCCATGTTTTCTTTTCAAAAAAATGTTTTTTAAGAACTTTATAAGCTAAATCTGATGCTAAAGATTGGGCATAATCATCATCAATTTCTTTCTTCATATTCACTTGTTGTTCTAACTTTTTCAAGCCTTCCAAATACTTAATACTGGGATGTCCCCAATGTCTGAATATAGAATAATATACGATGATCTCTTCCACATTTTCGGCATTATCTACTATCCTCTTAATCTCGCACAAAAAACCGGTCTCCCTGTCTTTTTCTATTGTGCTATTCTCGACATGAGTTTTGAAATCTTGGAATCTGGGGATCAAGGGCCTAAATTTATGTGCCAGGTCACAGAAGGCAGAGTTACACATTGGTTCCAAACACTTAATTCCTTCATATCCATCATTCCCTAGGATACTTAGATATTGGTCCCCGAGGCAGTATACTCGAGTCAAGCGTTGAATCATACCTTCCTTGTCATCTTGACCATAGTCCTTATCATCATAAATGATGGATATAATTGTTTGTGATCTAGCCAAACACATGTCTTTAATCATTAAAATGCAATTTCTGTCCAGAATGATCCCATATTGTATCATAATGATATAACAATCTATGACACATACCTGACCAAAGAACTGGGTGTCTAATATTTTGAAACTTGATGATTGCTCTGGACAATAACTTTTAAAGCTTATAATCTTCTTGAGTTTTTCATCCTCTTTCTTCCCAGTTGAGTTTAGAAGAAGGACAAGATGATAACATTCCCAGAAGAGCTCTGACCAAATCCAAAAATGCTCACTTTGATTATAAAGCAGGCTGATATTCCAATCTTCCTCCTGTTCATTACCAAGCCAACCCCTTAAGAATGCTCTTAGAATTTCAAGAGTATCATTAGCTCCGTTAAATGATTCGTTCAAGATTTCCTTAAATTTATAATCATCAGGTCTTTTATACATTAATTCAGAGAAAATGTATTTATAAATATTGTCAATATATGAACTGGTACACTGATTGAGCCTGATCTTATGCTTTTTGATGATCTGAGCGATTGTTGGCCAACTCGACTTGAAGAATATTTTTTCATACGGTCCGTCATTGCAATACTCAATAAGATTGACAACATGGTCTAGTATAATTGGGGAATTTAAAGTGTAATCAAATCTGTTAATAAACTCCATTGATTCTTCAATTTGGTCATCCATATAAGATTGATCCAAATCAAACTCATCGATGACATCATGATCTGACAGTAGGTCGGTCTCCTCTGTAGACCAAATATCTTCATCTAAGTACTCCATGGATAACTGTTGTTTTTTTCATGTCAAATCACCGGTGATATTTTGTACAGGTTGGAGAATACTTCCCAACATATTCCTTTGTATTTCTTGGCATAATGCTCATACAATTTCCTCACATGTTTATATCTACAAAAGGGATTATACTGCAGACCAAATTGGATTTTGAATTTGAAAGATATCACTGAACTGTTAAAGGAGAATTGACCAGGGACCTCAATAATCATATCCTTTCTGTTATCATCCTTCCTGATGTTTAAGTACACAAACTTATCCAACGCTAAATGGTTATGACTATGCCCGATCATTGTCCTGTACCTTGATTTCATTATGAGGATTGACAGGATCACCTTTGAATATTCGTCGTAAATTTCAGATGTGTTAATTAATGGTATTAATTTGGAGATAAAAAAGTCTCCCGTGACCCTGTCCCATAGCCCCTCAGGATCAGAGATGAACAAACTGCAGATGATTCTTCCTCTTTCCATATTGATTTCTGTTGTTTTTTTCAAGTCAGCTGGTTAAGCTTTTATAGCATGTAATCATGCGAGAAAAACACTTCAATGTAACCAGCGTAATGACTACAATCACTGCAATGATAATTAATATTATTATATACGATTTGATGATCTCTATTTTGTCTTTGATCTTGGACCAAATAGATTTTAGATCCTCTTGAAATTTCTTAAACTTCTCAAGGAATGGCCCAATATTGTAATTCATTATTCTTGATGTAATATCAAGATCTGTCTCATTTATCATTGAGCGGAATAAAGTTGGGGTGGCAATGACCCCTGGGAAATCCATGATTTTGAACGACAGTAGTATAATTATTGTCCACCAGGCCACCATTTCTTCTTTGTTTAATATGTGGTTATTTTAAGAGCCTTACTAGGGTTGTCCAATGATTCTACTGAACCGGAACCAAATCTCAATGAGGTTTGAATATTGAGAGTAAGTGCTTGGTCCCAGTTGGACAACCCAGTTGAGATTTGTTCTGACTTAATGCTCTTGATGATCTTGTTTTTGATTCGCTCAGGCAATGGGTCAATGTCATTAAGGATCTCCTTGATCAGAAATATTTTATCTTGCGGATTTAAACCACGACTCATCAATACCACAGCTGATCTAGCACATGGTTCAGAGTCAAAAAATAAATGTCCCCCATATATCTCTCCTTTGTAAGGTATACCAACTGGTACTAACATGATATCTGTTGTTTTTTTTCATGGGTTGGCTTCCACTGAATACACTTCCGGCTTTAGTTTGTACAGCTTTTCTTTCATCCTGAGATAGTGAATCACATCCTTGATCCATCTGGCTGTTTGCAGCTTGATCAGTGTTATTATCACAAGCAGAGATACACTAACACAGAATGTGGTTACGATAATTCGATCAGCCCATTCCAAGTAAGGATGTCCATGATACTCTGGGACTTCATGTACACTGTGTACCAACACATGAGTGTCTGTCGAGGTGTTGACTTCTTCAGATAGTACTTCAATAATACTGGTTTGATTGACTGATCGTTTCACTTTAGTATTTGACAGTGTACTTGAATGTGTCCAATATGTATCATTCTTAGCTATATATTGGTCAAAGACATAATGTTTGAGTCCAGATCTAACCTTGTAAGTTTTGGTTTCTTTTCTTCCTTTCCCGCACTTGGTACATTTGAATTGTTTGTTTTCAATATCGGGGCTCTCTAACTCACTTTGGTTGATATAGACTGGGGTGCCATCTATATCTACCCCAATCGGCTCATAATCCATCTCTCCTAGGATTTCACCTTCTGTCTCATTGATACATGCCCAGGTATATTTACAAGATTTCCTAGACAATATTCCTCTCATAGGGTATTTGTTTGAATCCGCACCGATAACACCCGAGATGGATGCTCTATATGTATAACCATTGCCCGGTACCTGATTCAGCAATATGTTGACCCCCATTGGACTCACTGGAGTCTTCAACAACAAGCTTTGTTTGACTGTCAAGCATTGATCTACCCAGATAGGATATGACATAGTGGTTTCAATTGCCGGGTCATGCCTTCCTCTGAGCTGATATGTCAAGAAATTCACTGTTATATTTGTACATGAATATAGTTGTGGATAAGTAAGGTTCTGGATTAGGTAATCTGAGCTGTATACAAAGTCTCCGGCCTCTGTCAATAACCCATTAAGACCGCAAAGTGTTGTAATACACGACCTATCTAATCTCCAAAATTGTCCAGGTTCTGTCATAGCTAGGTGGAGGATTAGGGTCTTATTTTTCCCTGCAATGGGTATTGTGACATCTTTACTTATCCAATTCTTCTTATTACAGAAGTCATTGGAGTCGTATAAATTGTCTGATACCCACAGTGCGTCTGTGTCTTTAGTTGGGCAGTAGGTACTCGTGCAATTTGATGCTATGATCAGATCATCATTGTATTCCCCTGATTGGATATCATAATTGACACTATGTGAATGCAACTGGAGAAAGTTCTTCTCTTTCTTGGTTGTTTGAGCCCACCTGCAATCAATTGCCGGGTAATGAAAATTTTCAGGGTTCCCGACCTTGATCATTGCAATACCCTCCTTACACTCTGATAATGTTGGTTTTTTATAAACAACAGATCGTGTTACAGTGCTTGTGAAATACCATGTCCCCACACACTGAATGCGAAAGATTATTTTTCTGCAATAATAACCGTGCTTCCGGATTGGCAAGGAGGAGGGGGGGTAGAGGAGACGCACTGTCTCTGAAGGTCCAGAATATATCGATTTAAACCCTTCTTGGGTGCAATTCAATTCTTCTTGTGTAATTTCAGTCCACTCATCATCAAGATCATATGGGTGGATGACATGAGTGCATTCAGGTGCATCTTGGTGGTCTTCTGGTTTACTATTTGGAACTAGAGATAATAGTATCACTATTAGGTAAAACATGTTGATTACTGTTGTTTTTTTCAAGTAGAAAAGTATGTTTGTGGGCGTCTCATATCCACAGAGTCATATAGATGTTCAGATTGACTTTCCACATCCTCTCTAAATGTTGGATTTTTATATATGGTTGTGCTCTTCTTGGCATTATTAGGCGTAGTTCTTTTAGTAGTCTTGTTCCTTTTCCATGCCTTATACTTTCTATACAATTTCCAGAGAATGATGGTACATACTCCAGTAATTCCCCACCAAATAATCTGGGTGAATCCTTTAAAAACCCCGGTTATCTTATCTACAAAAGAATTGATAGCCTTTTTTGTTCCTTCAATAATGTCTGTTCTATTCAATGTATTATCATTCTCAAGAATCTTTTTCACATAATCGTCTTGAGGACCAACGATTAAGACTCGTGGTCGTTGTAAAATATCTAATGATACAGGGTACAGAAGAGACTCATCATATAAGCCTTCAAGCATTGCTGATGAAGGGAAGATTAACTGTGTAGGTGTGTTGTTTTTAGTTCTGAGATACATTCCATTGATAGAATAAGTTTTTGTGCCCTCAGCAGTCCATATTAACACTTGTTCATCACCGGAATCTGCGACCTCCCTTTGGCCTGTCATTGTGGCCTCAAATTGACTGATGTTGATGTATACGTCACCACCACTATGGGAAACTCCAACCTTGACTCTACCGCCTTCTGGGTTGCCTTCTACATTGAAGCTCTGACCAGTTGTGTCTATTAGTTGATATAGACAGACCCTTTGTTTGAATTGAAGAGAATAGGGAACTGGGGAGTTTTGATTTTGGGTGTTTCTTGCGCCCACGATATCAATCTTGTATGCATGTCCGATGCCAGGCTGGTCTGGTACGAGAAGAGAAATGTCAGTCGGGCTGACTTTGGCTCCTGACATCAATCTACTGATCACATCTTTGCAGTGGTAATCTTTAAAGACATTATGCTCATATATATGAGAACTCCCACTGTGTAGGTGATGTAAAGTGATGTCTATATTCGGTGTGCAATCTGGGAATGCCACTTCTAGATATGTTTTCTCTCTGTCTACAATACCCCACCATTCTCCAGTTGAGAATCTGATTCCTTTGACTCCACAGATATCGGTTTTACAAGCATTTTTTGTGCTCCTCATCCCATATGATCCTGATTCAAGAAAAGATAAGTATATTAATTCTTTATATCTGTAATCATAAGATTCGTCATCTTTAAGCACCTCTGAGCTCTCTCCTGTCAAAGCATATATTTTACTATGCTCCCAATGGTGTAAATTGCATATGGTCAGATCCTCTCCGTCATCTTTCTCAATCCAATAAACATTGTCATGTATTGTTGGACAAAGTGATCCTTCGCACTGTCCTCCATACAATATTGGATCTATGAATTTGTCTGTGTATGGGTCTAACTTTACATCATGATCATGAAGGGTTATATAGCTTTGATGCACTTTATTGACAGAGTTCCAATAACATGCAAAAGGAGGGAATGCAGGCTCGATGTGTTTCCCTACTTTGAATTGACTGTAGGCCAATAGACACTCATCCCCTGAAACAGGTTCATTCTCCACATAACTGGTCTCTTCTGTAGTCCAATACCATGTCTCAGAACATTCAGAAATCCATTTTTGTTTTTGGCACAACAATCCTTGTGCAATTACACCATCACTAACAACTGGGTGGATAGCCAGGCCAATTTCTCTTCTACCCTCATTCATCATATCCAGGTTTGAGAATCTTGGACACCTTATGCTAGACAAATCCACTTCTTTCCAATCACCTACACACTTAACAGGGAAATTCATTAAGTGGTGACTGTTAAAATCTGATATGTTGTATGTTCCTGCTGTTACTAGAGCCACCTTTGTATCCTGTGATTTGGTATTGTGGAACGAAACCCCTCCAACGGGTCCGACTGGTATTACACTATCAGTGGTGAACATCCCGCCATCTTTACGTTCCTCGGAGTCATCTAATATAAAATTAGATGGTGGAGTGGTGGGAGGAGGAGGAGATGAGATCTCTTTTTTGCTGTATATAAGTTTGCGACGTTGTTTTTGACCTATTTTGTATGAATTGTAAAAGTTTGGGATTATATCCCCATGGATTGTACAATGGAGGAGGAGAAGGCATGTCATGAGGATTGTTGACTTCATATTGACAACTGTTGTTTTTTTCTAGTAGATCAACTGAATAAAATACATCTGATCTTTATAGGTGTAGTCATAGTAATAAGATTTTTGTTCTAGATTGGGAGAAAAGACAACTGCAAATGCTTTGGCTTCATTGGAACATAAGTAGGGGATCCAGGAGCTGAATCTCAGAGCATCAATGGTTTTAAGAAATGCATCACCAGCAACCTCGCACAGTCCCATCGGAATGTGTTCTCTGTACGGTCTTATCAGGAAATTGAATTCTGGCATTGATACCTGTTGTTTTTTTCATGTTAATTTCCTTGGATGAGTTCTTTCCAATGCTGGAGTGATGGGGGATTCTGGCCATTGCCCATCGGCTGATTCCAAATAATCTCAAAGGGTGTACCACGTCGAGTGGACTTTTGGAGACTGTAACAAATTGTAATGTTAAAGTCCGATCCATATCTTCTAGTTTTATAAGATGCTTTATATACGTACGAAGTTGCAGCGGTATACTGGTCCTCAGTCAGATCCATGCTGATGATCTCTCCGACTTTAGAGCAGTATTTCCTTGCTTGGGTTGAAAGCTCCCTCATGCCAACATGATATGACATCATGCCATGAAGAAGGAATACTGGTTCTCGGAGAATGTAGCTCCCATTGTACTGATCGAAAAAGGAATCCACAACTCCCTCCAATTCGGATAGACTTCTGAAAGCATGTTTTGTATAGATTTCCAACTCTCCTTCAAAGTGGAAACACTTGGGTCCGTATCTTGGTTCAATTGGAGGTGCTGAAGGGGTTTCGGGGAGAAAGGGCACCTCTGTTGGTTGCTGTGGCTGATAGACCCAGAGAGCTTGGGTGTCAGATCCGGTGGAGCTGTTGCTTGAGCGAGGTTTAGCATACTTCTTGATGTGGGCTAACATCTTGACTCCTGTTATTTTTTTCATGTTAACCAATGATTAGATCATTGAGCATTTCAGCTGTTTGAAGAGTAGATACATTGTGGTACTCATGGTTGTCAACCCAGAAATTTTCAATTCTCTGATGGCTTTCTGGACTCTCATCTAGCCATCTGATGATTTTATAAAAAAGCTCTATTCTGCAGGTCCCTGTATCATAGATGCTGTAGAAGGTCTCTTCAAGTCTCTTATGCTCAAGAAACTGAATGCTGATTGGGTGGTCAATAGATGCTGAGAAAGTGCCGACCATGTTCCCGTCCCCTACATCTTCCAATGATTGAAGGCACCATTCACCGACCAGTTTGCTGATCCTATTCCACCCTTTGACTTTGTATCTGTTTTTTCTCAACATCATCCGGATTAGCCCATCAACATCATCTGACTCATTTGTGTTGATTGCCATCACCGCAAATGTCTTGAGGGTCTCCATTGAGCCCTGCTGATTTTTTTCAAGTGTGAAACATGAGAAATACATCATTCAAAGTCAGATGCAGGCCATCAGCATAAAGATTTGGAAGATCAGTGTGGATAGACAATTCAATCAGCAAATTTGGGTCTCCAACTTGGATCTGTTCATAATGAGTCGGGGAGGCATCAGGGTATCTGGTGACTTTGACCGTGTAGTGAATTTTAGGTTTTATCTCATTCACGTGGGGTTTACAAAATGCATATAGATGGTAAATATACTTGATTTTGTCTGATGGAGACAAGTCACTTTTATATACCTCTAGGGCTACTCTCTTGAGAGGTACTTGTCTATCTCCCAGTGAACAGATAGTGACTTTGCAGAAATTACCATGCGGAAAGTGGTTCAAGGAAAGAATACCTGGACTGCAGATCTTGGTAGACATCTCTTAAGCACAAAGTGTGTTTCGATGTAGAAATCAGACCTTTTGTTAGCTCCACTTCAGCAATCAATATATAACCTTCAAAATGGAGTATGTAATTCCAATTGTTCCAGCTTGATGTCAACAAAGGAGTATAGTGCACAGACCCAAAGTAGTAGCAATTTTCAGCAATTAAAATGTCTGAGTTCTTTTTGTTTTTTGAAGTCGAGATAAGAGAGGTTATTACAGCTGTTTTAATAATAGGATAGATCCAGGAACTGTTTTTGGCTGCTTCTCCAATCTGCTCACAAAGGATGGGCAGATCTGGATGCTTGTCCAATCCAGGAATTTTGGTGACCCGAACAGTGACGGTTGCAAGTTCCATGATTGGACTGCTGATTTTTTTCACGTTTTGTCCAACTATTCTCCTAACTGATTGTGATCAATTAGGGGCCACAACTTCTTGTGAACCCCTTCTAGCTTGAGGACTTCTTTGACCATGTTTTTGAAATCTAATTGATCGCCTCCATGTTGTAGAAGTTCAACCACAGCTTTCCTATTTCGGAAGTTGCTGAGTTTCAGATTGGTGACCCTGCCAGTGATCAGCTTGATCTTAATGCCATCTTCCAACATCTTAATCCATTTCCGAGATGCTGGACCCTGGGCTTTGGGTGTGGCAATTGGTGCGATTGGATTTGTCTTGTCAGGTTTTTCTGTATCATGTCCTTTATTGTGGTCTTGGCAAACCAGATGTGTTCCATATGCATCTTGCACGACATCAAGGCTGATCTTTTTCCCACAATTTAAGAAGTCAGAGAACATAGCCATCCCTCGTGCAATTTCACTGACTTCTGAGGGAGTGAGTCCTCCTGGGAGGGTCCAATAAAAGGGGTACTTGCTATGGTCATCCTTGTAATCAATAGAGGCCTTGTTTGTTCCCCATTCATCTTCGTCTTTCTCATCAGAGTCTGACTCGGTGATATGGAGTTTAGAATTAAGTGTCGGCGCATCAAACATCTCCTCTGATTCAGCCATAACAGTCTCTTTGACTCCTTCAGCAAATTGCTCCCAATCTAGATTTGGAATCTTGGACTTGGTTGAGTAACTGAAAGCCATGATTCCTGCTGATTTTTTTCATGTGAATTAAGCATGGGAGTCATGCAAGTGTTTGGCAATAGAGTTGGGTCTCATGTTGGTGAACTTCCTCACTTCTCCTTTGGCAAACTCAAGCAGAGGATCAGTAAGCTGGAAGTCATTTGCTTTCATATAGCAGAACCACTCAAATGGATCCTTGGTAGTTGGTGGATAGTCACCAGATCCAAGAAGATCATCATCTTCATCATCATATTTTTTGTTCATTGCTGCAAGCTTGGCATCTATGTTTTGGTCTTCTGTGAAGAAGATGTCACAAGATACGTTGGCACTATATGCATAGGCAACAATGATGGCATTGGCCCGAATGTTAGTAATGTTATTTTCTGAAACCAACTTGGCATGTTTGGATCTTCCAGAAGCTAATAAAGAGCAGACCAGATGGCAGAAAGTATAAAGCCCTGGTGCAGAGGCTGCTGAATAAGGTGAGCGATTTGAAAGGCCCAATTCCATCAGATATGGAGTGTAAGAGTATGGTTTGTCAAGCTCCTCGCCTTCAAGCATAACCTCCTCTACCTCCTTGGCCACGTTGGACACAAATATCCAGCCAAAGATTTTGTCTCCTTCCTCCCCTAAGACATCTTTAAGATGGGCAAAGGAGGTCAGAGCAGCCGCATCTTTGTGTCTTGCAACTAGGGTGCCCATCCGGATTGAAGCCCAATCACAATCTGGATTTTTATAGTAAAACATGTCTATGCATGCCACCATCTTTGTGAATGATTTTGATCCTAGCCAACCCTTGTATATCGGGTTAGGCATATTTAAAGGTATTTTAGCAGAGGTGCATCCAGCTATTTGGATCTTAAGCTTCTCAAACAGAGCATTCTGGTAAGCTGGAAGAGTTGCTCTGAAGTATCGATACATAAAAAGGACATAGGTGACCATCCATAAGTCATCTGCAGGTCCAGCGGTTTGATCAGACTCGGCATCGATTTTAGGATCTTCATCGTGTGCAACATCAACCATACMAAATGGTCCAACCTCTTCCCCTTGATTGCCGATGACAACACCAAAACTTTCCCATGCGGAGTCTAAACGGATGGTCTGATCTTTGAGGACTAAATAGACATAGCGGATAGCGTGTGCTACATTAAGGTTAGATTTCAGAATGCCAGATTTAACAACTTGACGAACTTCACTTAAGGAGAGATGGCATTGCGGTATGTTAAGAATAGGCTTTTTCTTTCCATTATCCCGGAAGAAGTGTGAAGCAGGTGTAGCTTTAGCTTTGTCAGAAGGATTAAAGAAAGTCACTTTCTTGTTGGAGAGTCTTGAGAACATTTTGCTGTTAAGGGATAATCCCTGCTGCATTTTTTTTGTTACTCTGATAATGCTTCTTTTCTTTCTTCGT